ATGTCAAGAGGTTTTTTAATTTTTATTTATAAAAATACCACACCCAAACGAGTGTGGTTGTTATTTAATGTGTTATATTTGATATCCTATTTATTATTTAACTAAACTTATTTTCCACATAATTCTACTTTCATCTTGGACTAAAATCTGAAACATTGTATTATTCTTAATTGCAACTCCGCTTGTACCATCTTCTGAGATAATCATATTTGCTTTTACTTCTTCAAGGCTTTCTGGGGTAAATTTTGGATCAACTGTTTGTCCAAATGCAGAAACATATTCATCAACTTTACTTTTATCACGTTCAGTTAATACCCCATTCTCTTTTTTACACTGAACATATACATCCTTTACATACCTATTGGTATCTGTATCAAAAACAATTGCGGTATTACTATCAATTTTTGATATATACATTGTTTTTATATCAGGAGCTTGTCCAGGTGCATCAATAGACTCTCCACTCTTTAATCTCTTTTCCCACTCTTCTGCCAATTCATCTGGCTTAGCTAACCAAACACCACCACTACTAGGGATCGTTGGTAATTTTCCGTTTGATGCTGTGTTCGATGACGTAGTAGAATTAGATGATGCCACTTTCTCTACAAGGGTTGCTTGCACTCTAATAGATTGCTTACTTCCACTATTATCGGACTCTGTTATGGTTCCCTCTACTCTAACGCTATCCCCAATTTTTAAATTTAAATTTGTTCCTATATAAGTAACGGTTGCTATACTATCGTTTCCAAAGTACATACTAAATACATTACTATTACCTGTATAAAATGATTCTGTACCCAACGTTCCTTCAAGGTCAACATTTTGACCAACCGTCAAGTCTTTATATTCATTATTTGACTGTATTGATATACTACTTGTGGGGGTGCTTTCACCACTCCCACACCCAACAAAAACCATTGCACACATAACGGTCAATAATAAAATACTAATTACTTTTTTCATTTTTTCTCCCTTTATTTAGCTAATTGCTGTAACGCTGATTCGTACTCCGCAGCTTGAGTTGGTGTTAACTCATGGTCCACCCTCATTAAAACATTGTCAAATTGATAAGTGTACTGAGTTAAAGCCCCAATTTGACTTTGTATCGCATCCACATAATCCTTGCGTTTTGTGGCATCTCCACTATTGGAAAAAACTTCAATTGACCCTCCTACAGGGTTATTTTCAATATCGTATTGCTCAGTAATTCGACTATCAGCAAAATTTACTTTACTGGTATATTGGTTTGGTCTTCCTAATAATTCATTTGGGTCATTTTCTTCCGTATAATCGATTTCATTCGTAATTGGAAGTCCTTGCGCTTTCAAGTATTCAGTAATTTGTGCAGCATTCATTTTTGATAATGACAGTTGAGTTTCGCTGGATATGTTACTTATTGAACTACTATTCTGCGTTTCCTCTCCGCAACCAACTAAACCAACAGATAATGCCGATGCAATCAGTAAAAATGCAATTATCTTTTTCATACTTTCTCCCCCTTGTATAAATATGGAATATTTTATCATATTAAGGGAGATATAGCAATATTTTGTGAGTATTTATAACAGTCCTGTAAGGTCTCCGCCGTTTAATAATGCTTGTTCCAATGCAGTGGTCTTTTCTCTTTCAGTTTTCGATACAGGGATTGCATATGTTTTCTGCATACGTCTGTAAAACTCTTTCTGCTGTGGGCTCATATCTTTTGTGATTGTCATGGACCTGTAGCCCATAATTTTCACAAATTGAGTTTTCTCACTGAGAGAATCAAACATTGCTTTGAATCGCCACCAATGTAAATCATGCTCCTGTGTTAAATCAATCCCGTATTGTTCTAAAAATGCAGCATAGATATACGGTGCATCATGCTCAAAAGAATATATTTGCGTGCGTCTGTTGGTCGCTGTGCCGCCTTGTGAGGCGTTATCTTTGTCGCAGTGGTAAAAGTTCATTACCGCAGTGAAAGCTGCGCCTACGTCAGCAGGAACACAAGCAATATCACCATAGTATAGAAGCAGTATTCGCATTAATTTTTCTGTGTCATCCAGTTCACTGACCGCCGTCATTTCCAGTCTGATTCCGGTACGGAAATCCGCATTGATATCATACATCTTGCCGCCTACCTCGACGGCTGTCGGCAATTTATCTAGTAGGATACTCATGCTTTTTTACGGCGTTGGCTGCGGTTTCCTTTGTACTTCTCAGCTCTTTTATTAAAGGCTTCCTCTTGCTCTGCTTTTTGTTTCATAAAGGATTCAAATGCATCCATGCAAAGGGTTAGGCTTACTTTATCTCCAAATAATTTTTTGGCTGTTCCCTCACCAAACACACAGTCGAAAAAGTCAAAAATAATATGACACATTGCTTCTATTTGTTCGATTTCATCTTGAATGGGAGCGATTTCTTTATTTATGTTCGCTACTCTTTCGCTTCCTTGCTTAATCGCTTTTAAGGTTGTAACGTCTAAAACGTCGCATTCCAGCTCAACGCCGTTAATAATCATGTCGTATCCTCCTAACTTTACGCTTCTGCACCTGCGGCAGTAAATGTTTTTGTTTGTGTGTTGAACTCACCGTCAATAAAAGAACCAACATTGTTTAGGTTACCGGTTACTTTGACAGTCTCGCCGCCTGCACCCGCGAAAGATGAAACTTCAATGGAAACGTGGAATTTTCGGGCTTTAAATGTATTTTGCTTTTCTGCTACAGGGCTGAAAAGTTCTACTCTTACATAGTCAGTTTCTGCTTCTGCACCTGTTTTCTGATTTCTTCCAACTTCATATAGATACATAACTGCTTTTTCGGATGCAATCAAATCTGTATCATATGGAAATTGCGCTTGATAACCTTTGATTGTGGATGTTGCGGAACGGTCATTCACATATGTTTTTGTATCCAGTTGGGCTGCTGGGTTTTCATCCAGTGTATTAAAGCCTGCACCCATTAGTTCGTATGTTTCTTCATCTGTGCCGATATTTAAGTAGTCGGCAATCTGATATCTTTGAATTGTTTGACTCATATTATCGCTCCTTATAGTAAGTTAATTTGCATTGGATTTGGTACCGTGCTGTTTTTTCAAGTTCGTCCGCTTCCAATGCATATCCTGTTGAAATTGCTTCAATTTTTTGACTTTCCATACCTTCCGGTAAGACAGGAAGGTCACCGTTTAACGTTTGTTGCTCGAACCAATCAGAAAGATTTTCATAAAAGTTCGAGGAAAGCATATTTTGTATTGCGCTTTTGTCGTAATCGTCACGACTGGCGAAAATAAAAAGTACCTGTCGAATCGATGAGCCGTCAACATATCGTTTGACTATCGGTTCTGCCGGTACTTCTTCAATTACATATTCAATTGGGGTTTCCCCTAAAAAGTTAACGCGTACTTTTCCATCTTCATCAAGAAGCGGACAAGTACGCATATAGTCATAAATTGCATTGATAATGTTTATTTCGCAACACCTCCTGCGAACTTCGCAACGCTTTTCACAATGGTTTTGCCTTTGTCAATCCACATGCGCGGAACCCACTGCTTACCGCGCAAGCCACCTTTACTTGTTCCCTGTGTGCCGTAACCTTTGTTTTCATAGTAGTTTTTTCTGGCATACGGCTGGATATATTCGATACGATTCGGATACACTCTGGCTGTATTTTTCAAAGGTCCTTTTTGAAAAGGCACATAAGGGTCAGACATACGACGTACTTCGCTGGAAAAGAATTTTTGTGCTTGCCCGTTTTGATTCAAGCTACGTTTTAGCAGTATCTTGTCTACAGGGTCAATTTTAATTTTAATTCCGGCCATTTACACACCTTCTAACTTCCAATGCGGACATTGACCGTCTGTGTTATAGGTCACAGACTTTATTGTCACCGCATTATACTTTCTTTTTAGTGCGCTGGCAGTAATATCTACACCAACGTTTTCATTGCACTCGCCTTGTACCACAAGCATTTCTTTCTGCGGCGTGAAGCCCTCCGGTGCACTTTCAATGGGTATGCGAATTTTTACAAAGTTATCTAAGTTCAATCCCTTGTCCGTGGTGCTTACTGCCGTTACTTCTCGCCATGTTACACCAGCAACCGGATATCTTTTGTATGTCTCGTCTTTCTGCTCTACAAAGCAGGTGATGACTTTATTTGCTCCTATCATGGCAATACCCCCGATATAACAGACCTGTGTTTGCTAAATATAAAGAAGCTGATTCTCTCAATTTACGTGCATTTGAGCGAGAATCTGAACCATAAGACAGTGTCTCACTGTATCCGTCATTGTTAAATGATTTCACAATACCTTTTGTTTTAATGGTTTTCTGCTGC